GAATCTTCTTGGCTTCATACTCATCTGGTGGTGCGCCATCACGAATAAACTTCTTAACCTTGTTAGCAATCTCCCCTGCTTCACCTGTCAGGCCCAGAGTTAAATACTCTGTGGCCTTTTCTTTTGGGAAGATTGCAGTCTCACACGCTGCTATCTGATACGCTTTGGCTGTAATGCCATACATAGATTTCTCCTTCATCCAATCTTTAGCTTCTTTGGCTAAGTCCATTTTGTTTCTCCAAATTTTCAAAGTAAGCTGTATTCCACCCGCGCTGCCATTCTCTATATGGTGTAGTATTTTCTTTCATAGGATTGGCTAACTGGTGAAAAAAATTATTTTCTCTTTTTACTACGCGACTAAATGCTTCATACCCGTTACTAAAGTTTTTAGCAAGATTAACATTCATTCGATAATTCCTCCTTCATTTTATTAGCTGCATGTATGTTAAAAATATTTATGGCTTTTACACGATTAATTTTAAACCACTCGCCTCTACGCTCATCGGAAAAGTGTGCAAAAGTTTTATGCATTTCACGTTCTTTAACATGTCTGTCTTCTGCTGTCAAGGTAGCAATAACAGAGTAATCACGAAAAGGCGAAGAAGTTTGATAGCCATTGAGTCTATCTTCAGACGATACAGCTTTTCCCACCTTAACCCATTCAGGCCATGCGTCATTAGCAATGATATACACTTCACCTTGTGATGTGCTTTCAATTTGTTTATGTGACCATGCATCATCTAGTGATTTATATCTTCCGGGTTTGTGCAGTGGATGTGAACTAGAAATATATTTGCCGTTTACAAACATACGATTAGTATTTTTTGCTGCATGTGTAGAAACACGTTGGCGATACCCGCTAGGACTTTTGTACCACCAATCTCCGTCTTCAAATACGGCATCACTTTTAGTGTAGTGATTATCTTGTAGCATCTTCTTTCTCCTTTTCTTTTAGTTTCACCCACTCTTCATACTGTGCAGACTTACGAGGAGGATTAGCTATCAACCAATCCTTACCCCGTTTCCATATCAACTCTTTACTCACTAAAGTAGTTGTCCAGAATATCTAGTCTGTCTTCATGCATAGCCATTTTATCTAACTCTGCTTGTATAGCTTCCATAATATCTGAATGCTCTCCTATACCTGCTGGGTTTTTAAGATACACTTCAATATTCATGCAGTGCAACTGACTATTTGCTTTTGCATGTTGCTTTAAAGTTTGTATCATAATATCTCTCATGTGTCAACTCCTTTCTGTTTAAACCTGTGCTTAAAGAATACAATCGCATTGATTGCTGTGTTGACAGTGATAGCTACTATGAGCCACCACTGCCACCATGTAGGCATGTCTAGTCCTTCAATCATGCTGCATTCAAGTCTACAATCTCACAAGCATCTGCTGTACATGCCAACTCACGTCCTCCTGTTGTTGTATCTTCTTTTTCATAATCTTGTAGCCATGTCCAATCAATAGACTTTGGCATCTTTGATACCATAGCATCATACTCGTCTTCTGTACAGTCTTGATATGGTGCTTGCTTATATGTGTGGTCACTAAATGGTAGGAAGCTGATGCCTGACACTTCATCAAAGTGTTTATACACCCATGCACCTACATCCATCCACTCATTCTCTTTCACAGAGATTGTCACTGACGGTTTGTGTTCGCACCAGTAACGCTGATAAGTAAGCCACAACTCAAGCTGTTCAATAGCCGACAGGATTGTGCGTGTAACCGCCCCACGTGGTGATGCCATTGGAAAGCTGAACACTGTAGTGGACTCTGGCTTCATAACATCTGGCTCTGCTGGTACTCCTGCACTAGCCATAAACTGTGTGAGTGGGTCTTTATTATCTCCACGCACAGTGCGAATGTAGTGTGGGTTGTGCCTAGCATGGATGCCACTAGCACTGTCTACAAGCTGCGACACTGTACCACTAGGCTTGACACATGTAATGGCTGTTGACTGTGGAATGCCAAGCTGTTCAGCCATAGCAGCGTTAGTTTCTACTGCCGTATCACGCAATGTCTCCAGTGTTTGTCCAATGTTCTTGCCAAGATGGGCTGATGTACCACTAAGCAAGTCATTATCCATGATACCTGTCAACGACACACCAAGCAAACGCTCTTCCTCTGTGTTCTTCTTCCATACATTACGTAGGTATTTGAAGTCAGTTAGTGTGGATTGGAACGTGCCTAAGATTGTAGCAAGGCGCACCTTCTCACGCAATGACTGCTGCGTATCACTAGCACGTGCTACTACCTCTGATAGATTACAGAACTGATATGGGCGTAATATAATTTCACTGCAAGGATTGCAACCAAAACTATGTTCTATATCTCGTCTGCCGTTCTTAGCTGCCTGTACTCTTGCCGCTTCACGATTAAAGATACCACGCTCACCTGACTTGGATTCATATAGTGCAACCCATTCACGCATGAACGTACCCATCTCTGGCTTACCTTTATAAGCTACAGAGTTGTTAGCCAACGCACGTTGTGGTTCTGTATCCCACCACTGTCCTGACTTAGCATGAGCCATCTGATCATCACCAAGATTAGACAGGCTAATAAGAGCAGAACGGCGTACACCACCCACAACTACAACCTCACCAATCTTGCACATAATATCGTGACACTCAACAGGCCATAGTCTGCGACCAGTAGCGGCCTTGAACTTGTCAATAACAAACTGGAATAACTCTTCTAGTGGTGCTGGCCCACTGGCACGACCACCAAATGTTTTGAGCCTTGCACCTGCAGGACGTACTTCTGATACATCCCACTTTGGTATCTGTCCAGCATACAGCAAAGATATTAGTTCACGTAGAGACTTTGCCCATCCGGGGCGGCTATCACCTACCTTGATTACTGTATCTGTGTGGTGCATTACCTCATTAACTATAGGCAGCTTGTCCACGTTCTCACGCTCTACAGAGAAGCCTACACCTGTGCCACACATAAGTATGTACATAGTCTCATCAAAGGCTCTAGGACTGTCTACAGGCACGTAGGAACAGTTATACGCACCCACGTGGCAGCGATCTAGTGCGGGACCAGCAGTCATCAAGGCTCTCATGCTAGGCATAATATCTTGGTTGAGTACGGCCTCTTCTAGTTCTGCACGTAAATCTTCTGGCATAGCATAGTTACGTGTCTTTGACAGATGCTCTTCCATATAGTTAAAGTAACGCTCTACTGTTTCTACCCATGTCTCACGGCGTTGTTCATCTTCTTTCCATCGGGCATATCGTGATAGCGCGATGAAGTTCTGATAGTCTGTTGGTAAATAGTTGTTCATCTGTCACTCCGTTATTGTTTTAATGGTGCGTATAGTTGCACCTTCTATATCATAAAAGTACTCTTGTATTCCGTCTTCTAATTCATCTCCTACTCTTCCATCAGCAGGAACTGGATATTCATCCGTATCAATATCAATCGTAATAAATACTTTAACTCTCATCACTAGCCACCGTATCTTCTATCAGTGTATTAAGATACCACTCTGCTTTTTGTAAATCTTCTAGTGGTTTTCCTTTATAGTCAAAACGCCATAGGTATTTCATTATGTTACCTTGTAGGTAGTATTTAAAGTTTGGGCCAAGAGCAGCTTGTATAGCAGTAATACACTCAATGCCCGACTGATTGTAATGAGGTGGGTTGTCCACCATAGAAGGAAAACCGCCAAGTTCATCTTGTTTATTTTTAAAAGGTGCGCCAGCTTCATCTGCTGCCATAGCTTGTCTCATAAACTCTTCATGTCTCATGCAGAACCTCCTGTCTTTGTGTTAAAGTTTAAATGCACAACATTTCCATTGTGTGTAACATCATACGTTTTTTCTACGCCCATTTCTTCTTCCAGTTCTACATCAATTTCTATCTCGTTGTCAACAACATTCATAACATATTCGTGTACGAGATTACGAATTTCTGGAGATTGCTCCATTATAGGTACAGTAGAACACATCATCTTACAAAAGTGTAAAACTTGATCGTATCCTTCATCATTCAAATCGCTATCTTGAGAAGGTATAATTGAGATATCTATATCTCCACTCCACTCACCCTCACTGTCTGAAGTTGGTCTTATTCGTATAATAAAATCATTTTTTGTGATGTGTGCTAATTCTTCACTGTCACTCATTTATACCTCCTTTTTACTTTAGTGCCTTTGAATTTTATAAACTTAGAATGTTTATTTTTTCCTTTTTCTTTTAGCCAATCTTCTGGAATGATTCTATCGTAATACAAAAATCCATATTTTATACACCATTGAGCGTAACTTGTCTTTGAATTTTTTTGTAATTTACTTTTGCTGTTTGTGAAAACAAAACGAATATCTAAATTAGGATGTTGTTTTTGTATACACATATGTTTTCTTCTGTCGGCTACAGTAAACCTTCCTTTAGTTTCTATTATAATACCATTGTGCAGCACGAAATCAGGAGTATAAGTCCGGTAAGCTAAATCCTCCCATTCAATTTTAATACCTTCATATAAAAACTTTACTTTTAGTTCTTGTAGGTATTGGGATATCTTTAATTCTAGACCGCTACGATAGCCATTTTTTCGTGCTGCTCTATATGCTTTACTGTTAAACACTAGTAAGCGCGGCCCCGCCAAAAGTCCATCGGATCATCTACATACTCCTCTTTTAAATTAGTATATGCCACCATAGGTGGGTTCTGTGCTTTAGATAATACAGCACTACGTTCAACTAGTCCATCCCAACAATCAAAGCGGTAAGAACAAAATTTGCATCCGTCATTGAGAACCATGTTACCTGTAGCCTTTCCTCTGAATGTTTCAGGAACAGGCTCAAAGCATCTTTCAAATTTATTCTCTGTAACTTTATTAGCAGTCTCTTTTATCTTAGATATTTCGGCATCAACGTCAATACCTTTAGCTGGAATATATTTGAATTGTCCATTAGCTTTATTGACAACCCACCAACCTCCCGCACGTTTGCCTGATGCTTTTGCGTAACCAGCAAGCTGACTAATATATCCAAATCCATCCTTTTCTGCTAATGTATCATATGATTCAAACTTGTGTTTGTAGGACCAATCAGATGCAGATTTAATATCGTCTACGGCATCATCCACAACAATATCATATGAGCCATTAATATTATGATTATCGACTTCCAATACAACCTTATCAGAGTCTTCATATTTTACTCCCGCTTCTTTTAACAAACCTTTAAACACTGCTTCCACAATGTCACCAAGCATCATATTCATTACAAATGTAGTAGGTTTTGGAATAGCTACTTCTGGTTTGTTTTTTTCGTACCAGAGTTGGCAAGTCGGACGACCTACATTAGACATTCGTAATGTAAAATCGCCGCGACTTTTACCGCCAAACTGGCGAGAAAGAGCATCCATGATGTCATTAGCCACTTGTTCTATAGTGGATTTTGACATGGCTGTTTTTCCTTTTGTTGCATCTTCCATGTATTGATGCAACGCTAGTTCAGCAGGATGATGCATTATGCTGCGTCCTCATCTTCTATCTCAATGTCCACTAGATCATCAAGAATTTCGGCGTCACCATCCTCCATGCGAGAGTTAGCTTTTTCTGCCCAAGAATTGACAATGTAATTGTTGTAGTTATCAACCCATGCCATAAAATCCCCAAACAATGTCTGATCATCGTTAGTTAATTCTATAGTTTTAGACACATCTAATGACGCAATCGGAACATAAAATGACGCTCCTGTAGGAATCTTACGCTCAGATGTATTGGCTGTAATAATGTGTTGGACCGGAAGACGTTGCATTTTTGCAAGAGTTGCAAAAGGAACACCCATTTCCTTAAAGGCATCACGATTATCAACCTCCCATATGAAAGGAGTATTGTCTAAGCTAACAGATTCACCTTGATTGTTTGTAGGTTCAGTAAGTTCAACTACACCAAAGACAACACGAACACGCTTAATTTGTTTAATTAAGTCCTGCATCTTTTGCGGCAGTGCTTTAAAATCTTTGATATACCCGGCAGGTTTACCACAGTTAAAGCCACCATCATTATCTTTCAAGTCGATATTGAGAGAGTCTGCCATGATACTTTTAATAAAGCGATTGGGAGAGTTTGCGCCACCTTGAACAAAACGCTTATACATAAAGCGTTGCATGAATGGGCGTATCTTCACACTGGAAGAATAATACGTAGGCCCATCTGGAATTTCTAGTTTGTAACTACCTCCAGATACAACTTCTACATTTACACTTTTACCATTTACTTCAGCAGTTCCCATTACTGGGGTATGATGAATCCTAAGTCTGGCTAATGAACTAGACTTTGATTGGGTGGCTGCTTCATGGGCTATACCCATAGCTTTTGCCATAGCTGCATAATTATTCGTATCTATTGTTGTCAACTGTGTCATATATTTTCACTCCTTTTACAGTTTAAGAGACATAGTTATATCACGCTACATCCTTAGTGTCAAGCCAATTTGGACCTATTTTTGCCTCTAATAACAGAGGTACATTAAAGTTTATTCCCCACCTACTAGCTATTAGATAAGGCAATTGTTTGTTTGTATTATTTATTATATTAATTACATCGTGTTCTTCATCTGGATGCACATCAATAACAATGCTATCGTGTACTGTATTTACAATACAGGACTGAAAATCATTTAAAGCATCATCAATAAAGATTAAAGCTAGTGGAACTATATCTGCTGTTGCAAAACTTTGCACAGGATAATTTTTTATCTGTGTAAAGTGTGATACTCTACCACTTGACTTGCGAACTACGTTAGGAAAAGAAAACTCTCTACCACTGGGCGTTCTTATTTTCTGTGTCGAGATAGCTTCTTTAGCCAACTTGGAGTGCCATACGGCAACTCCTTTGTATTTGTCATTGAAGTGTTCATAGTAGGACGCTTCTGCTTTTGTTCTTCCAAAGCCCGTTGCTCCATATAACGGCGCGAATGTATGCGCCTTCGCTGTCTGTCGATCCGTAGGCTGACCAGCGTTGGTAATAACTTCAGCGGTGTACGAGTGTACATCAAATCCAGTAGAAACTTCTTCAATTGCTACTCCATCCTGTGATAAATATGCAGCCGCCCTAAATTCAAGCTGGGCAAAGTCTGCTTCCATAATTTTGCCATTTTTAAATCGAGACACAAATACCTTCTTAACCGGAAATGTACCTCCTCGCGGCATGTTCTGCATGTTTGGATCAGCACCAGAAAGACGACCAGTTGCTGTGCGATGTTGTAGTAGCCTAACATGTAACTTGCCATCCTGTTTTGTGTGTGTCTTTATGCCATCTACAAAAGACGATAGATATGTATCTACTGCACTCAATCGTCTAACCTTATAGAGAAAGTCTACAGCATCAGTCATGCCTTTTGTTCTTGCTGCTCCTTCTAAAAGTTCAAGATTTATTTTGCTTGTGGTAAAACCATTCGCACTAGCCCACTTAGGTGATGGTGGTTTAAACTTAAATCCAGCCGTGACTGTTGTTGGATTGAATATAAATCCATCTGTCAAACACTCTGGACACTTAGTAGGTTTAGCAAATGGCTGACCATTCTTTTTTGTCTTTCTAATGTATCCTGCACCATTGCAAGTAGAACACTGTCTCGCAACAGTCTTGTACATTCTTTCTGTTTTAGTTTTTACTATGTGGCGAAACTCATCATCAGTCATGTAAGGATCAATACTTGTTGACCAATCTTGTTTGTCTAAAACCTTGCGACCATAAATAACCCAAGATAATTGTTCTGGACTATTTAAATTAATAGGAGTATCACCCATAACGCTGCGAACAATAGTCTGTAACTCTTTTGTTAAATTTTGTCTCTCGTCTTCAAACTCTTTTCTAACTTGCTCTAGCATGTCTAAGTCTACCTTAAAACCTCTTTGATATATTAGTGCTAGACGTACTGCAACTTCATTAGTAAGTGTCACTGTATTCATCAACAAACTATCCTCTGGTTTATTTAAGCGACTAATCAACTTTTCTGACAATTGTTGCGTAGCATTTAAGTCTGCAGATAGGTATTCAGATAACTCATTGAGAGGTATATCTTTTGTGCTGTATCCTTTTGCAAAATATTCCTTTAGAGTGTCTTGTTTCTTTGTGTCTAAATCATATCTTTCGGCACAGGCTTCAAGAGATAGAGGCTCTTTTATACCTCGTTGTAAAACATACTCTGCCAACATGGTATCAAAAACAGGGCCATCATACTTAAAGCCTGACTCCCACAGCCATAGTAAATCGTATGCTGCGTTGTGTGCAATGATGATAGTAGCTTGGTCAAGAAGTTTTTGTACCCATATCCTGTTGTTATTTACAGATGACCAAACATTACCTTGTTTATCTACACATCCATTAGGATCGTATTCATCATGGTCAAATGCAAGTCTATATTCATCACCTTGATCTGTAAGCATACCTACCATAGTAAGTGAGTTTTCTGGCTCAAATGGATCAAGGTGCATTTTACCATTTCTGTTAGTTACAGTGTTCTCAATATCTATCGTTAGTTTCATTGTGCCACTCCTTATATACGTAGTTATCAACAAAATGCTTTAAGTCATTCTTGTGCCTATACCATTTGTTTTTTCCTAGTATTCTCCAATTGTTGTCAGCAAGACTAACAATAAACTTTCTATTAACGAGTGCTAATCCATGATCATAGTCTTCTACTACACCACAAAGCTGTATTAACTCTATTAGTTTTCGTATTCTCTGCGCTTCTCTTCTATGTCTGTTAGAATATTGCAACTTGTGGTCATTGTCCTTATCACACTGCTTGGCAGCTTTTTCTGCCTGTATTAATAACCACTCTAAATCTGGTATATCTGACTTTCTGTACTCAATGTCTTCTCCGTCACATATACAATCTTTATCGCTGTGTGTCATGCTGTATACCTCGCTGTTTGATATTCAAGTTCACAGTGTACCACACCATGCCATCCTGTCAATTTATTTTTTACAACATTTATATGGCGTTGTGTGTCCTCTTCTTCTTGCCCATCAACCACAGGATTTTTAGCAATGAGGATCATTAAGTCTGCTTCAGCAGCTTTACCAGTACGTGAGCCTTCCATCATGGACTGATTAAGTAACACCTTACCTTCAGCATCAGCAGATAGCTGAGACATGTAAAACATAGCGCACTCATGTTGTTTTGCAATCATACGTGCATGTACAGCGTTAGCTTTTAGTGCCTCATCTGTACGAGCAAAGCCACCTGTTCTAGCAAACTTGTCTCCCATGTCAAGTAGCACGATGTCTGGCTTGTATGACTTACACACAGACTCTACCCAATTCATATCGCGTCCTGTTGCATCCTTAATCTTGATGCGTTCTTTTACAGGTGAATACAACTCACGTGCTTTAGCTGGATTATCTTTTATCTCTCGCATCGTCATGCCTGTAGCAGCAGTTAAGTATCTTGCACCCACACGATGATAACCTTCTTCATTACATAAGATAATGCAGTTAGCACCTTGATGTGCAAATCCACCCGGAGCAGCAATCAAACTAGCATGAAATGATGTCTTACCAGTGTTAGGCCGCGCACCAATTTCTATTAGATGACCAGCGTTAACACCTTCTACTTTACGTGTCAGACTGTTAATGTTGAAAGTCCAACGTGCTTCTAAATCAGCTTTTGCCATGAGTGTTTCCATGTCAATGTCATCCCATTCAATATTTAGATTAGGTGTAAAGTCATCTCCATACTGCTCAAGCAACATACGTAGTGGCTCAAGACTAGACTGATCGCCATTCACATAATCAAATCCAAGATTAGCGATGTCTTCTCCAACAACTTGTTGGAATAGTTTAGATAAAACCTCCTGTGCTATGTCACTACCCATTGGTGCTTCGCATTTAATCTTATGAAACAAAGCAGAGTATGCTTGCTTCTGTGCTGTAGTCAGAGTTGGATTGTCTGACATAAACAGTGCCTCAATCTCATCTGGTGTTACAGTACGCTCGTATCTATCCATAGCTGTATCAATAGACTCTTTAATCTTACGAACATCTTTACTGAATAAGCGGTTTGGACACTTTGAACCGCGATGATCGTCATAGAACGACCTGTCCATTAAACTTCTAATTAGTGATAATTCCATTTAAATTCTCCATATCTGTCGGGTTACGATATTTTAAGTCATCTGTTAAGCGTAGTACACGAACATCGTTTACATGACCACGTAATTCCTTTGCCATCTGCAAAGTCTTTGGTAGTGCATCGGGGTCTAACGCTATTATGGCTGTTGAGAACTGCGCAAGATACCTTTTATGCGACTCTTGCAAAGACGTGCCTAAGAGTGCAACCCCGACAAAGGCTGGAGAAGCAGAACCAACAACTGCTGCACTCACGCAGTCCTCAACAACTACTGCGACATTACCACAACCATGTGAGTATGGCAAGCCACTTTTTCCATATTTTTTCCACTTAGGTAATCTTTTACCTAATGATCTTCCTGTCGCATCAACCACAGAACCTTTGCTATATACAGGAAACACAACTCTGTCTTCCTTTACGTCATACAGCAAATCTAATTCTCTATCATCAATGCCCCACTCGTAGCACCACTTGATTACGTGTCGAGGATTACGATCCGAAACAATGTAATTAGGCAGTTCAAAAGTTTCTTCCGCAAAAGATTTTGCACCAGAGAAACCAGCACGAATGTCATTTACAGACAGGTGAATCCTGTCACCACCTTTTACATTACAAGAGGCTTTATAACAATTCCATACGAGAGAACCCATATTGTTAGTTATTGTAAATGTTTTGTATCCTCCACAGTTAGGACAGTTCAACCTTTTTGTAGTGCCATTATCTATATCTATATTAGATACAAGATCACTTACAGTGTTATATATATTATTCATGTAATATC